AAACAAGATTACATGACAGCTATATAACAATTAATGCAAATAATATAAATGAAAAATGCTTAAAGAGTTTAACGCTGCTAAACAAACAAAGACAAACAAAGCTAGACAAGGTAAATATACAAACACTTAAAAATTCTATATCAAAGAACATACAGTGGATGTCAAATGATGCTGGTGATGAGTATGTTGTAAGACTTGACCCTATAAAAGCTACAGGTCGTTTTGTAAATATGTGTGACATTGAAACACACGATCATGTGTTTTTATGTAATGGTATATTAACACATAATTGTGAAAGATTTGATATCCCTTATATCATCAACAGAGCAACAAAGTTATTAAGTCGAGAGTTTATTCAACAACTCTCGCCAGTTAATAAGATTTACTATAAACCAGTAATGGATGCTTTTGGTAAAGACACAGGTAGATGGATCATTTACGGTCTTAGTTGTCTTGATTACATGGAAATATATAAAGCATACTCAAAAGGTGAGCGTGAGTCTTATTCTTTAAATTATGTAGGTGAGTATTAGCTAAAAGAAGGTAAATTAGCTTTTAATGCTGCTAATTTATCTACACTTGCAGATACGGATTGGGATACATTTGTTGATTATAATATTCAAGATGTTGATCTTCTTGTTAGACTTGAAAACAAATTAAATTATCTAAAAATTGTACGTCTATTAGCTTACAAAGGTTGTACTAATTTTGAATCTGCTTTAGGTAAAATTGCAATTGTAACAGGTGCAATGTCATTGCAAGCACATAAACAAGGATATATTATTCCAACATTTAAGAATGAAATAACTAGAGACTCGCTTGCTGGTGGTTACGTAAGAGCGCCTGAAAAAGGCCTTAAGAAAGCGATTGTTAGCTTTGACGTTAACTCTCTATACCCAAACACAATTATTACTCTTAATATATCTGCTGAAACAAAGGTAGGTAAAATTGTAACAGGTGAGTATGGAGTTGATGATAAATTAACAATACGATTTGTTAATGGAGCAGTAAAGACTGTCACAAGCAAACAGTTTGATACGTTTATACATAAAGAAGATATTGCTGTTTCAAAAGCAGGTGTTTTATATTCACAAAAATATAAAGGTGTGTGTCCTAATTTAATTGATAAGTTGTATAAAGAGCGTGTACAAGCAAAAGAGCAAATGCATGCTATTGAAACTAAGGAAAATCTTACAGACGATGATCAAGCAGCTGTTGAGTACTTAGATACACTACAATACACCATTAAGATTTTGCTTAATAGTATATACGGCACATTTGCCAACAAACACAGCGCATTCATGGATATTGATAACGCATCATCAATTACATTGACTGGTCAAGCAGTAGCAAAGAATGGGGCTAGAATTTTAGATGAGTTTATTCAAGGTAAGTATGGGGTAAAAGATTCTTGTGTAATTGGTGGTGATACGGATTCAGTATACATATCTATTGACCAGGTACTTACTAAGCTTCAGATTCCCTTAGCAGAAAATTTAGTTGTAACACCAAGATCACATGAAATTGTAAACGAAATTACAGATGTAGTTAATAAAGAAATCAATGTGTGGGCGCGTAAGGATTTAAATTCTAGCGACTCCCGATTTGAGTTTAAGCGAGAAGTTATTGCTGATGTTGGAACGTTTCTTCAGAAGAAGCGGTATATTATTCGTATCTTAGATAAAGAAGGTGTAGCGGTTGCAGGTAAATTTAAGTATGTTGGTGTTGAGATTGCCAGAAGTACAATGCCTAAGAAAGTTAAAGAATTAGTTAAAAACGTAATTGAAACAGCACTAGTAAAGCATGATACAAAAGTAACAAACGGTATATATAGAGAAGTTTATGATCTTTTTAAGTCTTTGCCAATTGCTGAAATTGCGTTTAGAGGTGGTATACAAAATTACGAAAAATACTCAACTGGCGTTACACTAGAGAAGTTTCTTAAAGGTACGCCATGCCATGTTAAAGCAAGTATTGCTTATAATTTACTGTTGGATAAGTTTAGCATTGCAGGTAAGTATGAAAAGATTCAATCTGGACAAAAGATAAAATATTTTTACACATCTACAAATCCATACAATTTGGATGCAATTGCATTTACAAATGAAGTACCAGCAGAGTTTGATAAGCTTAAAATTGATTACGATAAGATGTTTGCAAAAATTGTTGCACCTCCAATCGAACGCTTATATGAAGCCCTCGATTGGCGTTTGCCTGTAATTGGTAAAGAAGTTCAAACTGATTTATTTGATCTATTTGGATTAGAATAATTATCTAGCTTGCTTTTAAAAAAGAAATACGCTAATATAGACGTATGCTAATCTCACATGAATCTCCTTTATGTATGATTGATACATCATACGCATACAACTGTTATGATTATGCTTTGGTGCATCTATTGCCTCAGCATGAAAAATATAAAAACTTCTACAAGAAAAGTGCTGAGATTGGTCGGCATGTATTGCTTGACAATTCAATTTTTGAGTTGGGAGAAGCTTATGATAGTGTTGAATTTGCAAAGTGGGTTGTTGATTTAAAGCCTACAGAATATATTGTACCTGATGTTCTCGAGGATAGTAATAGAACTATGCAATCATATGAAGATTTCTTAGGCGTGTATTCTGATTTACCTGGCAAGAAAATTGGTGTAGTGCAAGGCAAGACTTATGAAGAGTTAGTCGAATGTTATCGCTTTATGTCTAGTAAAGCAGATAAAATTGCTATTAGTTTTGATTATAGTTATTATCTTGAGAATTGTACCGATCACTTTGAGCGAGTACAGACTTACTTTGATTTTAGTGATCGTTTTGCTACAAAATGGTCTTATTATGCTTTAGGTAGATTACAATTGCTTGTACAATTGTCTATTGATAATATTCTAAACACTGATAAACCTCACCATTTACTTGGTTGTAGTGTTCCGTGGGAGTTTGCAGCATTGAGAATGTTTCCACATGTTCGTAGCTGTATTGAAACAATTGACACATCAAACCCAATTGTTGCAGGTATCATTGGTGAGCGTTATAATAATACATACGGGTTAAATGATAAGTGGTCACACAAACTCGTCGATTTTATTAGTGATGAAATGTCTGATGAACAAAAGCTTCTTGCATATGAAAATATGCGTACATTTAGAAAGCTTTGCTATTAATTATGAAAACTTGGATTGCTCTTTTCTCACAGACTGGTTCTGAGATTTATAATGTATCAAAACGTTTGGGTAGATACCCAGATCGTATAATTGTTAATAAAATCGATCTTGAAACTGTTAACGAGAAGCTGCTTGAAGGTTGCTATGATAGGTTATGGACAGTGCCATCACAACCAACTGTAGAGGAATATCAAACGATTTTAGTCGAAGATGCTATTATAACAATGCATGGGTGGCTGCGTATTGTGCCGCATTATATTTGCAATAATTATAATATATTCAATCTTCACCCCGCCCCTCTTACTCGCTACCCACATTTAAAGGGTAAAGACCCTCAAAAAAGAGTATTTGCACAGAGCTTGCCGTACGGAGGCAACACACTACATAAATGTACAGCAGAGCTCGACTCCGGAGAGATACTTTTAGAAAACGAAGTTTTAGTTGAAGGTGATGATCTAGATACAATTTTTTCAAAAACTCACACTGCAGCTGCAGAGTTATGGGTTGAATTTTTAAATGAACAGTTATATAACACTATCGAATAATATAAAGGCACCTACACAACTTTATCAATTGCTTGATCTTGTATATAACGGGGAGATTGAGACAGTAGATGACTTAGTTGATAAGTGTAACCATTCTTTAAAAGCTTTAATCCCTGTATGTATAGAATATAATCTTATATTTCTATCAAGTGATGATCGGTTGTTATTAACCGAAGTTGGCGCACATTATTATATTAATCTTTTTGTCAAACAAAATTTATGAAAATTGCAATAAGCGGTCTAGGTAGTCAAGGAAAAACTACATTATTAAACGCACTGAGCAGTACTGAAGAATTTAAAAATTTTAAAACTGCACCGAGTCCAACTAGAATTATTCAGAGTGAAGGTTTCAGTATTAATGAAAAGGGTACTAATGAAACGCAGATGTTAATAATGATGCAGCATCTTAAGAACGTTTTATTGTTTACAGAAAACACAATCTTTGATAGATGTGCTTTAGATGGTATAGCGTACAGTTTATATGTTACAAGAAATACAACTAGCAAATCATTTGAGTCGCTTTTGTATAGTTTATTTGAAGAAACAATTAAACAATATGATTATATCTTTTATATTGAGCCTGAGCTGGCGCTCGTTGAGGATGGCACACGTTCAACAGACTTAGACTTCTTTAATGGAGTTAAAGAATGCTTTGAGCAGTCTATTGCTAAGTTTAATTTACCTGTAATAAGAATTAAGGGTACAGTTGAAGAAAGAGTTGAATTAATGCTTAAAACAATTAAAATTAAAAGATATAAAATATGCTAGAACAATTAGACAACAGTAACATTTCCAAACATCTTGGCAAGAGTAGTGAATATATTAAGCTATACGATAAAAGTTTGCTTGTTAGAGAGCCAAGACATTCTAATAGAAAACATCTTAAAATTGATGATACAGCTCCACCTTTCATAGGATATGATGTATGGAACGGATATGAGGTGTCTGCCTTGTGTGATAACGGGCTGCCTGTTGCAGGTGTAGCAAAGGTAGTATATCCTGCTACCAACAAGTATATCGTAGAATCTAAGTCTATGAAGCTGTACTGGAACAGCTTTAATATGACACATCTTGGAAAAGATGCACAACAAGTAATGCGCGAGATGGCAGCATTAGCATCAAAAGATTTATCTGAGCTTCTTGAAACAGATGTTCGTGTGAGTGTAATACCTTCACGGTCTACAAGTCAGTACAACAGTTCATTCAATGAGTTTCAAACTATTGAAGATCACTACAAACCAGAATGTACAGTGTATACTGAAACACCAAGCTTGTTAAAATTTGATGACGAGAAAGAGCTTGATGGTTGGGAAGACGAAGGTGGTGTCTTAAGGTTAAGATCTTCGTTGCTTAAATCTAACTGTCGTGTTACAGGAGCACCTGATTTTGGTGATGTTTTTATTCGATTCAAAAAGAGCGTATCAAATCCCGATCCGGACAGTTTAATTCAATATATTGTTTCATTTAGAGATGAATGTCACTTTCATGAAGAGATTTGCGAAACACTTTATACCAGATTAAATGAAACATTTCAACCATTAGAGCTGTGTGTTGCATGTCTATATACACGCCGCGGTGGTTGGGATATTGTACCAATTAGATCAAATCACGCATATCTGCTGCCTGTAAGGGTACTTGATCCAAGTGAGCCGTACGCTAAGACATCACGCCAATAAAAAAATTATGAGTACAGAAAATAAACTAACACTATTCCTTGATTCAATTGGACGAACCCTGATGGGTGAGATTATTGAAACAACTGATCAAACAGTTCGAGTAAAAAACCCGATTGTTATCGACGTAGTACATGAACAGGCAAGCGGTAAAGTGACTTTGCAAATGCTCCCTCTATTCTTTAGAGAGTTTCTGCATAACTCATCAGATCCCTTGGTGTGGTCATTTACAAAAAGTAGACTTACATTTTGCGAAAACGGATCTGTGAATAATAGCTTAGCAGCACAATATACACAGATCTTTTCAACACAACCACCTCGAGCAGTTAGTCAAGATACAATTAAGTTATTTGAAGACTAAACTTTAGTGTAACCTTTTAAATATTAAACCCTTACATTCAACTGTAAGGGTTTTTTGTTGCAAATTGCCTAACTGGATATATTATATAGTGATATGGCAAAAGATTCATTACATCACTTAAAAGATATTTTTAAATCAGTTGACGACCTCAACCCAGACTCTTCAGTCTTAGAAGAATCAACTCTATCGACAGCCGAGGATTGGATAGATACAGGCAGTTACGCGTTGAATATTATTATATCAGGCTCGCCTCATAAGGGAGTGCCAGCTGGCAGAATAACCGGATTTGCAGGGCCATCAATGGCTGGCAAAACCTTAATCATGAATAAGATTATGGCCAACGCTCAAAAGAAGGGATATATACCTGTCATCTGGGATTCAGAGGTTGCAGTAGATAAGCGCAGTGCAGAGAACGCTGGTATGGATACATCTCGCGTTAAGTATTACCCTGTTGAAACTGTAGAAGACTGCAGAAATCAGATGTGCGCATTTCTTGATAATGTTATTAAAGCAAATAACCCGGAATATAAATTTATTATAGCAATTGATTCGCTTGGCAACCTCGCCAGTGCAAAAGAAATTCGAGACACTGCAGCAGGTAAAGATGCAGCTGATGTAGGACAGCGTGCAAAAGCTATTAAGTCTCTAATGAGAACGTTGACATACCGTGCCGCTAAAGCAAAGGTGCCTATCCTCTTCAGCAATCATATTTATGAGGGCATGGAGATGTTCCCTTCACTTACAAAAAATCAGAGTGGGGGCAAAGGTCCAATCTATCTAGCTTCTGTTCTGGTACAGCTAGGCACACGCAATGAAAAGACTACCGACAATCCAAATGAAGCTGGAGTCGCTATTGCCAATAATGTCTCTGGTGTTACATTATCTGCAATGACAGTTAAAAATCGATTTGTTCCTAATTTTCTTAAAACAGAATTATATCTTAATTTCAAGACAGGGCTTGACAAATACTCTGGTCTTTTTGAGATGGCTACTGCATATAATATACTTGTCAAGAGTGGCAACAGATATACGTTTAAAGATGAAATGATCGGGTATCGTAAAGATATAGAAAAGAGTGAAGAGGTTTGGGGTAAAGTTCTACCTGCGTTAGAAGTTGTTTTGAACGAGCAGTTATGCTACAGCAACAATAGCGATACAAGCTTGCAAAAAGAAGTTGAAGAGCTAGAATAATAGAATGCAAAAAGATACCCCAGCTGTTAAGGCTATTGATTTAGATTTTTACGAAAATGTAATTTTACTAAACACTTTAACAAATCAGGAATATCTATCTACTATAATTGATCACCTCAACCCTGATATGTTTAATGATAAGCATATCAGGGTTGTTTTTGCTGCTGTTGCATCCTTCTTTCAAGAACGTGGTTCAGTGCCAACTGCGACAGAGATAAGGACTCATCTTGTCTCGGAAAATGAAAAACAATCATTCAATGAATGTACACTCAAACTAAAACAACTTGATAAAAAATACGACAAGCATGAACTATTAGTTAATACTGAAAGATTTTTAAGGGAACGACACCTACAAAAAGCTATTATTTCAGCAGCTGAAAAATTTGCAAAAGGTGGAGTTGATCCGACAGATATTTTGCAGATGTTTGAAAAAGCTAATGCTATTAATCTTAGTGAGAGTATGGGTCACTGGTACTTTGAAGAGGTTGAGAAACACATCAAAGATCTTCTCACCATCTATAGTCCAATACCTCTAGGTTGGAAATTTTTAGATGAGCGACTCGAAGGTGGATTGTATCCTAAAACACTAACATGTTTTCTGGGTCAGGTAAATGTAGGCAAGAGTATATTCCTAGGCAATATTGCAACAAACATGGTACTCGCAAATCGCAATTCATTATTAATTTCTCTTGAGATGTCTGAATTTATGTATTCAAAACGCATAAGTTCTCAGATAACTCAGATACCGCATAATCAGCTTAAAACATATGCAGATGAACTTAAAGATACTGTACTACATGTAGGTCGTAATCTTGAAAGTAAACTAGTCATAAAGGAGTACCCTCCAAAAACTGTTACAGTTAGAAATATTGATGCATACATAACAAAGTTAATACAGAAGGGATTTAAACCGGATGTTGTTGTAGTTGATTATATTAACTTAATTAAACCAAGTTCAAAAAATTTAAATTCATATGAAGGCGTAAAAGAAGTGGCTGAACAGCTTAGAGCTCTTTCATTTAAATATAATGTACCAATTGTAACAGCATCTCAGTTGAAGCGTGATGCATTTAATATATCTAACCCTGGTATGGAAGGAGTGTCAGAATCAATTGGTCTTGCAGCAACTTGTGACGTCATGTGCTCAATTTGGCAGGAAGAAGAAGATAAAGAGTTGGGAGTGGTGCATTTAGGAATGATTAAAAATCGATTTGGACCTAATTATGGCACATGTGCTTTTAAAGTTAAGTACGACACATTAACCCTTACTGAGACTAACCCTGATTACTTTGAACCTGATAATGTTGATACGGCAGTTAAGAGTGCAGTCAATACTATAGATAAAATAACTGACGGTGATGTTGATTAGTATTACGAGCCAACTTAAATAAAAAAATGTTAAACGGGCAGAGTATATCAAATATAGTACAAAACAGTAACCCTGTTGAGCATGTAGTTAGTAAAGAATTTATACTCGGTCTATTAAGACTTGGCTCTTACTTTTCTATTATTTACGGCAAGAAGATTAATTCCTCTACATTATTTACTTTAATTCTTGAAAATGCAGATATTCGCTATATATTCGTAGCATTAACTGGTGCTGAAGGTGAAAGAAATGCTCTTCTTAATATTTTACACATGTACCCCGCTCTTATTAAGAGTAAGAATGTTAAAAAGACTTTTCAACGCTCTTTAAAAAGATGACCGATTTCGAAAAACAGATTTATAATCTATACTTAAAAACTACAAGAAGCGCTTTAAACAAGCCTTCGAAAACTCGTTCAAACTTTGATAATTTTGAACAAGATCCAAAATACATTAATATAAAACGTTTATCAGTTTTATTTGGCAAGCATAAAGAAATTGATATATGTACATATTTTGAAGCTCCTTATAAAATATATAAGGACGTGAAGTTTTTTGATCTTTCTTATTACGCTAGCCCTAGAGCTATAAAAGCTTATTCATTGTATAGAAAAGAGCTTGAAGCCAACGACCCTGACACTTTTATAGACGCTGTTAAGAAATCTTTAAGATTTATAGCTTTATTTTGTATAGAAAAGAATATACAATTAATAGATTATACAAGCTATACAGAAGGTGGTTTGCCTATCTGGATAGAGCATATTAAAACAAATCAAATAACCCCGTATAGTATAATGGAATTAGAAAATGTCTATAGTACTATTAACAGTCTAACAACTGATGAGCAAAGTTTATTGTTAGGCAACTTCGGGTTAAAATATATACAATTTAAAACAAATTATAACAACAGTAAATTATTAAAACCTTTCCTCCAAAAAACAACACATAAACTAAAAAATACAATATATAAACACTTGCAAATAAAGAAATAACCCCTTATAATAACAACACAAAATAGTAACAACACAAAATAGTAACAACACAAAATAATAGCACAATATGAAATTTAACGCATCAATGTTCGACGATATTAAAAACTCCCGTAATAATACTGATAGTAAGTATAAAGACATCCTTAAGTTTGAGGCTGGTAAAACGTACCTAGTTAGACTTGTACCTAATTTAGAAGAACCGAAAAAGACCATCTTTCACTATTATCATCATAGCTGGAACAGTCTATCAACTAATAAGTTTGTTACATCTATCTGTCCGACTACCTTTGGTGAAACATGCCCTATTTGCAGTCATGCAATTAAAACATATCGCTCTGGGTCTGAGTCTGAAAAAGAGCAGAATAAACTTATCAATCGAAAAGAAAATTGGCTTGTAAACGCTTATGTCGTCAATGATCCGCAGACTACAGACAATGTCGGTAAAGTTAAGATGCTGCGATATGGACGTGAACTGGCTAAGATTGTAGACGAAGCTATTGATGGTGAAGATTCTAGGGAATTCGGTCCTAAGATTTTTGATGTAGTTAACGGCTGTTCATTGCGCATTAAGTGTGAGTCTCGCAGCGGCGCAGCAAATAAGAAGCAGTTTGTTTCATACAGCTCAAGTAAGTTTATTACAGAGTCACCAATTGAGGTTGCAAACATCAACGACATCCATGAGAACATCTTTAACCTAGAACAAGTATTTAAAACTGCTTCAGCACCTGAACTGCAGCGTATGCTTGAACAGCATTATCTTTGCACTGCCGATAGTGTTGGAGATCATTCAGATGATGATGATGTTCGTGATAAGCCTGTTGCTCGCACTAGACCTACACATGATAGTGATATTCAAAGTATCTTTGAAGGTGTTAAGGATGCAAAAGCTCCTCAAGATAAAGACGATGTATCTGACGAGCTTGATGATGAACTTCGCGATATTCT